ACAAAAGGAACTAGCAGCAGAAGTTGCTATGTACCAAAATCATGTAAGTGATGTTCAGAATAAACTGAATACAAATGCTTTTATGCGTCAGCAATTAGTTGAGTGTGAAAAGGTATTTGTAGAAAAACATCAGAAAGGTGTGATGGAGCTTAAAAAAGCTTTAGAGCCTGAAGTGGTGGAGGCTGAAGTTAGCTGATGTTAATAAGGAAAAGTTCACAGGGTCATGATTTGAAGTTGTATAGAAATACAACTCCAAGTGCAACTAGGACAAAGAAGTATCCAAATGGTACAACAGAGACCCTGGCTTATCCTTCTAGTAAAAAATACTTTCTTACTTTCAATGGAAATGTTATACAACGTAGTGACAATTGGAATACTATTGAACAAGCATATGTTGATAAATGCAAAGACGAGCATGGGGGAGGAATTGGAAGAATGATAATTGGAAAACATAAATTAGTTAATGGAGTAATAACAAAATTATGAATGAAAAACAAATAGTAGTAAGTATTCCAGAATTAACTCATTTAATAAGACATTTAGATTTAATGTATTTACAATTATTAAAAAAAGAAGAACCTAAACCAGTTGAGCATCCTCAACATGAAGGACAACCTCTTGTAGAAATACTTGGGAAACCTTACATACAAACTAAATCTTGGTATAACCCAGGTCAAGGAATTAAACAATCAACAGCGGTGGAATAATGAAAAATCCTTTAGCGACATTAGTATCATGGCAATATAAAACAGGTCAATTAGATGGATGGACTGCTTATCATTTAGCAGCAGGAGCTTTCTTATGTAAGATATTTCAATGGTTGAGTTGGACAGATTTTTGGTGTGTAATGGGAGTATTTATTATTGGAGTATTATGGGAAATATTTGAATGGATTGTTGAAGGTGATGAAGAAACCTACGGAACTAAAAAAGCATGGGCATACAATACTATGGCTGATATAGTTGTAGAAACTGGAATCGCATGGTGGATGGTATTATGAACAAAGTAATTAAAAAATTAAAAAATGGAGATTTTAAAGTTGTTTACACGAAACCAAGTACGTCTTATAATATTCCTGTTCGTTACATTTATACTAATTAATATTGCAGGATGTGAAGGTTGGTCTGTTATGGGATATGCTCTCGATAAATCACAAGACAGTACACAAGTAAAAATTAAAGAGATAAATGAATGAAAAACCAAATACCGCCAGAAGTTATCGTGCTACTGTGCTTGATGATAACGCCATTGTTAGCATTAACCTTAAATGGTTGGCTCAGATTGGGGTACTTATCGGAATGTTGGTATATGGTTATTGGCAAATTGAAACAAGGATACGAGACCTTGAAGATAAAGTTATTATTGCGGATGAACAAATTGGAAGCCTTCTTGATAAGCATATCTTGGAAGAGAAGGTTGAAAGAGAAGAATTAGCACAAAAGGTAGCTTTTTATGAAAAAGAATTTAATATTAATCCATTAAGTTGGGGTAAAAAGAAAAAGAAAAAATAATGGATTTTTTAGCAATATACGGTGAAGCGGGAATGATAGGAGTTGTTGGTGCAATGTTCGTATATTTAGTAGTGTCTTTATCAAATAAAAGCGCAAAACAACAAGAAACATTGGAAAATTTAAAAGTAGAAAATAAAGGACAATCAGAAACTTTAGAGAACATGGAAGGGATGATTATAAAATTAATTAACAGATGGAATCAATCTGATGATAAATTAGATAGAAAGTTTGATGCTTTAACTAAAGAAATTAACGACCTTGATAATCAAGTTTCTAGAATAGACGGTTCTTTAAGTAGAATAAATGGTAAACATTAATGGATAGCTTAAAAGTAACAGGATTAAGCACAAGTTTAGGATTTGTTTATTGGACAGATTTATTATCTGGTGTACTTATGTGTATTATGTTTATAGTGCAAATTTATTATTTATATTTAAAAACAAAAAAGATAAAGGAAAGTTAATATGTTAGCAAAACTAATAGCAGATGACTTATTGTCAGATGAAAATGGAGCAGAGATAATTGCTGAAATTAATAAAGCAGTTGATATACCTATTATTTCTGAAAAAACAGAACAAAAAATACTTGAAGCTCTTTGGAAAGTAATTAAAAGTGTATTACTCAAAAAGATTGGCGTGTAATGCCAGCATCTAAAAAAAAGAAAAAAGAAGAAACTATATCTATAAAAGATTTAGAAAAGTTTGTTGCTTATTTGCTTGATGAGAATAAAACTATGAAACAACGATTGGATAAAATCGCTACAAGATTAGGAATATAATATGCCAGCTAAAACACGATATAAAAAAGAATCAAAAGCATCTTATAAAAAAAGAATGAGCAAAACTGGTTCTGCTAGAAAAAAAGCAAATAAAGCAGCTAAAAGAAAATATTAAATAATGGTATGCCTAAAAGATATAAAGTATATCGAGATTTTTCTGGAGGTATAAATACCAGAACAGACCCTAAGTTATTAAAAGATAATGAACTTGTAAATGCCTCTGGTGTAGTTGTAGATAAAAGAGGTAAAATTAGAACAGTCTCCCCATCATCATCAGAGATTTTGCCCGGCAAAACTGATGGAAATATGTTAAAAGTGGCAAGAGGTCTTTTTACTTTTAAATCTGATTATTCATTTAGTGATGAAGATAATACTCTATCTTATAGAGAAAGTGAATATCTTATGGTTGCTAGTAAATCTGATGCAAAATATAGTATATATGGATATAATGATGCATCAGACCAAAACGACCATATGCTACAAGTTGACCCTTCAGGTCTTGATTTAGGAACTGGGGTATTATGGTCTATATACTATTATGCTGAAGGAGCTGTTAGACTTGGATGTTCTAATTTTGGCCATTCAAATAACACACCTAGATGGTTTGGAAGAATTGGGGATGAAAATAAAAAAAAATTACTTGGAGCTGAATTAGATAGAAAATGGTTATGTATAAAAAATAATTTAGAAACACCAACAGTTGGGTTTGTAGCTCCTAAATTAAGTGGAACTGCATCTGGAAATACAACTACTCTTACATTAACAGCTGGGGTTTCTTCAAGTGGAGACATAACTGCATTTGCTGATAGTGGGACTGGAAATGGTAGAACAAGGGTAACTGATGCAAGCCATGGATTGGAGGTTGGAGATGAAATAACAATTCATAGTAGTGGGCCTGGAATTAATGGAACTTGGGAAGTATTATATTCTAATGATGCTAATAATTTTGATGTTGGAGTATCATTTATCAGCGAATGGGATACAGGTGGGTGGACAAAAGCGGCTATATCAGATAATTTTCAAGAATGGAGTACAGCAATTTCAGCAGCTGCTAGTGACGATAGGCACTTAGTAGCATATGATATTGCTGGAGATGAAACATGGAAAATAACTGCTGTCTCAGGTCAGAGTTTAACAACAAGTACAAATGATGCTGATTGGAATGGAAGAACTTTTGATATTTATCCTTACCCTGGCGATGGTATTCTATTAGAAGCTTATCAAAGTCAAAGTTCTAATGAAGGAGATTGGGAAGAAGGTGAATATGAATTTGCGCAAAGTTTTGTATATGAAGGAAATCAAGAATCTAAAATTCTTAAACTTGAGGGAAGTAATATTCAAATTGACCATAATCAAGTTTTATATGTAAGAGTTCATGTTTCTGGTATAAGTGATGTATCACAAAATGAAAGTACAATTAATCAAAGATTAATAGGAGGTCGTGTATATACTAGAAAATCTGGCACGAATAATTTTTGGTCTTTATTAATAGATATGGATTTTAGAGTTCATAATGATTTAACTGGTGGAGGAACTAGAATTTCTACTATTGATGATTATGATGCATGGGCTAGTGTTGAGGATGCTGGGACTGGTGGTGAAAATTTTGAAGATTTTACTGACACAAATTTTAAAGGTTTTAAAAGCACTCAATATACAATAAAAAGATTGAGTATAGAAAGTTATGAAAATATTAATGGATTTAGTGCTAGTGAATATGCTATTTCATTTGCTCAAGATAATGTAGCTGGATATGGATACACAACAGCTGTAGTAGCGGGTCAAAGAGTTTTTGTTGCTAATGTTAGGTATATAAATCCAGATACAGGTGTTGTTTCTATAATGGGAGATGCTATATTTTATACACCTATAGGAAAATTTGATACATTTCCATCTTCATATAAATTAAATATAGCTGGTAATGATGGAGATGAATTTACTTCTCTTAGATATTCTAATGGAATTTTATTAGCATTTAAAAGAAATTCATTATTTTTAATTGATATTTCAAATCCTAATGAAGCTGCTTGGAGGTTATTAGGTAAACATGATTCTATGGGAGTCGAAGGTGATTGGTCTGTTTCTGAAACAGATATGGGAGTTGTTTGGGCTAATAAACATGGTTTATTTATGTATTCTGGAGGGAAACCAATTAATTTAAGTAAAGAAAAACTTAGTTATGATGATTGGCACTCTTTTATTGATAACGATGAATCTGGGCCTCTTGTTGGATGGGATAATAGTTGTAATAAGATAATAGTTGTAAATGACGCAAGAGAAGCTGAAAAAGCAAGAATTTTAGATTTAGATACAAGAATATGGACTAAAGGATACGCTTTATCAGGCTCTCCAGGCTGGGGAGGGATTCCATCTGGAAGTAATACTTCAATTTCTAATATGATTACATTTACTGGTAATGAAATTCAAGATTCTTCAAATGGGGATGTTAATCCAAATGGTGGTCTTTTATTTTATGGAGACGATGAAACAAATAATAATTCTTCATCTAGCACTGCTTTATATCAAATGTCTTTAGCTAATACAACCGCTTCTGCTTTTGCAATTACTACAAAAGATGATGACTTTGGGATGCCTAATATTTTTAAAAAAGTATATGAATTAGATATAGAATATATAACTGATAATAGCAACCCAGCTATTGATGTAAGATATGAAATAGATGGAAATGCTGTCCCTGGTGGAAGTTCATCTGCATTAGGGCTTAATCAAACACTATCTGGTACTTCTGATAAGGATGATGTAAATATATTAAAATTATCTCTTACAAGTCCTGTAAAATGCAGAAGTATTTCTTTTAGAATATCTTCTTATTCTACTACTTCTTTTTATTTTGAATTAATAAGCTTAGGAATAAGATATAGACCTCTTCAAGTATCTTCTATAGCTACAGAAACAAGTCCATAATGTCTGGAAAATTAGATAACATACTTCAAACATCTCCAGCTAAACTTAAAACTATGCAAAATGGAGATATGGTTACAGAAGTTATCGGAGATAATGTTACTACATATTTAAAGCATAATAATGCTTTATATAAATTAAAATGGGAAAAATTTGAAAAACCAGAAAATAAAAATCCTTCTTCTGAAATAAAGAGCAAAAATTATAAAGCTGGATTACAAGGATATAAAATAAAAGAAAATGGAGATGCTGATTTAGGAGCAGTGACTTCAAATTCAATTAATAATCTTAAATGGAAATTTTTTCAAGGAACATCTGCGATTAAACAAAGATTTATAACAATAGCTCATGGAATTACTAGAGCAAAGAAAAAAATTGTATGTGTTAGTACAAATATACAATCAGATACATCCCCTTATGCTTCTTCTGGGTCTATTCCAACTAGTTCGTTTTTAGCAGGAGCTGGGAATATACAAGGTGTAAATGATGAAGACAGGGAATTTCAAACTTTATATGATGATACCAACATTTATATATTTACAGACAATACAGCTGATGATGTAGCTGAAAATCAATATACTTGTGTTGTTTTTTATGCTGATTACGAGCTTTATTGATTGAAAAAAATGTTATTATTTATTAAATTAATCCAGAATTGGAGTTTATATGCCAAAGGCAAAGAATAAGAAAAATAATCAAGCTGATAAAAAAGCATATGTAGATAAGCCTAAAAAACCTACTATAAGTAGAGGTCAACGACAATATATGTTGGCTAAGGATGTTAAAGTATCACAAGAAGATTACGCAGCTCAAGTAGCTGATGAAGAAAAAAAAGCTGATAAAAGAAGTCTTTGGACTTCAGTAGGTGGTATATTAGGTGCAGGTGTAGCTGTAATGGCTGCTCCAGCTGTTTTAGGAGCTGTTGGTCTTGGAACTGCAGGTGGATTAGTAACTGGACTTGGAACTGGATTACTTACTGGTATTGGTTCAGCAGGAGGTTCAATGGCTGGATTGAAAACAGCTAAAACTGCAGGTAAAGCTGAAAGAGGTGCAGTAAAATCAGATAAGTTTTTTGAGAAAAAAGCTCAAGAAGCTACTGATACTTTTAAAGACTATGATAAAAAAATTGCTAAATCAGCTAAATGGCAAGCTATTGGAAGTGGTGTTTTTGCTGGGTTGCAAGCTGGTGGTGCATTTAAAAAAGCTGGCGAATTGACTAAAAAAGGATTAAATATAGGTCAAACTCCAACTGGAACTGTTGATATGAATGTTGCCAGTAAAGCTGTTGCTGAAGTTCCTATAAGCGCAGTAGATGACCAAATACTTAGTCATTCAATTGCAAATCCTATGAAAGTGGCAGGTGAGACAGCAAGTAGAGATTTACTTGCAGCTGCTGGTGATTATTTATATAAAGGAGCTGGACAAGCTGCTATTGGATATGGAGTGAATAAAGTTACTGGCCGTAATCAAAATCAAAATTTATATGAAGAACAAGAAATTCAACTTCCTAATTATAGTTAATGTTTATAACAACTAAAGCAGAATTTAAATGGGATGGTGAAAAGTATGTAGAAGTACATACTGAAGGATACGAATATGAAGGTGAATTAGCATTAGCTTATGCAGGTGATGATAGTAGTCATACGTCTCATGGAGCTGGTGGTGAAGGAGCTGACCCAGGTTCGGGAGGTAGTCCTAGTTTAGCAGATTTGACTACTAAAGACGTAGGTCAAATAATGTTAGACATGGGATTTACTCAAGAAGAAGTTGATAAATATGCTGGATATGTACCTGAATTTGACCCGTGGAAAGCTGGATACGCTCAAGAAGCTTATGATGTTAATGCAACAAGAATGGATTTAGAACAATCTGGAATTGAAACATCTAGACAGTTAACTCAAGATTTATTTGGATTATCTCAACAAGGTTTATCTCAACAGATGTTTGGAGCATCTCAAGCTGGTGAGCAAAGTTTATATGGAGCGTATCAACAGCAATCCGCTGTAGCTGGAGCTGGATTAGGAAAAAGGTCTAATATTACAGATAGAATGAGAGGTCAATCTATTTCTCAATATGAATCTCAAATGGATACTCTTGGATTGCAAGGATTAGAGCAAGAAGCTAAGTTTGAAGCTCAAATGGAAGATTTTACAAATCAATTATCTATGTTAGAAACTGATAGAAGTATGGCTGATATTGATTTACGAAGAGATGTAGAATCAGAGCAACGACAATATGAAGATGATTTTTGGGAATTTATGACATTTTTAAAAACTAATTTTGAAGTAGGGTTTGACGATTAATGGCTAATATTAATATACAACAAGCACCAGATGTAGTTCTTGAAGAGCCAGGTTCAGTATTTCTT